CCGCCGTCACCCCCGTGTACGCGACGGTGTTGCCGTCCACGACGATCGTCCCGCTCGACGCGAAGCCCGTCGTCGAGTCCACGTAGAGCGTGCCGACGGGGAGCACCGCCGAGGCCGTCAGCGTCGTCGACTCGGTGGCGAGCGTGAGCTGCAGCTCCTGCCCGCTCGTGAGCTGGTAACTGAACTCCACCGCCCCCTCGACGTACGCCTGCGCCTCGAACTCGACCTTGCCCACCGACGTGTCGACCCGCACCGCGATGAGCGAGCTGAACTTGAGCCCGCTCATCTGCACGAACGCGTTGCCGTTCCAGTACTCGGGCAGCCCACCATCAGCCTGCCGGACCGGCGCCGACGGGTACGCGGCGGCAGCCCCCGCGTACTGGTAGCCGAGCGTGCCCCACGTCCGCATCAGGTCCGTCACGCCCAGCACCTGCTGGGGGGTCTTGTACGGGCCGTTCTCGAACTCGCCGACCACGATGACGGTGCCCGACCCCACCCCGGTGAAGCTCGCGGGCGGCGTCAGGTCGAGGATGTTGATCGACTCGATCTCGAGCAGGACGGTGTCACCGGGGTCGCTCTGGAAGCGTCGCACGTACATCGGTCAGACTCCTTGCGGTTCGGGCGGGACTCCCGGGAACACGCACCGAGGCTACGTCCCACCCTTCCCCCCCGTCCACTTCCCCCACCCTCCCGACGAAACTCGAGTTTCGTCGGGGTCAGGGAGGCACGGACGGGGAGCCGGGCGGGAGCACGACGGGGTTGCCGTCCGACCCGTCGTCGACCTCCACCACCACGGTCGGCCGCATCGGCACCGTGTTGACCAGCGCCACCACGTTGAACCGCATCTCGATCCCGAGCGTGGCCCGCCTGCGGTTGCGCAGGCTGTCGGGCTCGTCAATGAGCCGCCGGTCGTTGAGCGTGAAGCACACCAGCTGATCGTAGTAGTCGGGCATGTGGAACCGCACCCCGCTCATCTGCTCGGTCGGGGACAGGGCGGTCTCGATGCCGGCGAGCAACGCGCGCCGCTCCGCCTTGTGGTTGCACCACAGCTCGAGCTGGATGTTCTCGACGTACTCCCCCTGCCACTGCACGACCGTGTTCGGCGCCCACACGCCGGCGCTGTCCTCCTCGACGTAGCTGGTCAACCCGATCACGTCGTACTTGGCCGTGTCGTGCACGATCGCGATGCACGGGAACGGCATATTGCGGGTGTTGTCCGGCATCTCGATGAAGAAGTGCTCGGTCGGGATCTTGAACGGGATCGCCGGGCCGCTCCCGCCCCCGGGCAGCGCCGCGCCGGGGCGCCAGAACGTCAGCGCCGCGACGTACTTGGCCAGCGTCCTCAGCGCGACCGTGCGCCCGTCGACCGACGGCCCCTGCGGGCTCGGGCGGGCCGGCCACACCCGACCGTAGAGTCGCCCCTTGATCAGCTTCGTCAGCGAGGGCCCGAGGTCGACGTCGTTGGGCATGCCCTCAGCCTAACGCGCTTCGGATCTCTACCGCGATCTCTTCCTTGAGGATCGCCGGCAGGCGGGCGCCCGCCTTCTCGGCGATGCGCAGCCCGCCCCGCTCGTCGTCCCGGTTGAAGATGCCGTGCCGGGGGTAGCGCCCGTGCTCGCCGAAGCCTGCCATGCTCTTCGCGATCGCCCACGCCATGCTTTGCGCCTCGTCCTCGAGCGCGCGGCTCTGGTGGCTCCCCGGCCCCCCGCCGACCAAACCCTTGCGCACCACCCACTCCGCGAGCGCCTGGATCATCTTGGCGCCGATCTTGATCTTCTCCGCGCGCGCGCCGTACTCGATCACGACGGCGTGCGGGGCGTCGTTGAATACGTCCGCCCCCCCGGTCGTCGCGGCGCACTGCCACGCGTCCCGGTACGTCTTCTGGTCGACCGGCTGCGGGTCCTCGGCCGGGATCAGCTCGCCCTTGATCACCTGCACGAGCCGCATGCCCGCGCTCAGCACCCCGTCCGACACCGCTCGCCCGATCTTGCCCGACAGGTGCGCCTTCAGCGCCCCCGACTGGTCGATGCGGAAGATCATCGCGGCCCTTCGGGCGGGCCGAACACCGACCGGTCCTTGCGCGTGCGCTGGCGGCTCGTGCGCTCGAGCGTCATCACCCACTCCTGCGAGTCCGCCTTCAAGAACGGGCACCCGTTCAGCCGGAACCGCGGGCGCTCTGGCATCTTGCCGCCCCTGCCGTCCTGCACGACCTCGTAGAAGAAGTCCCACGGCTCGGGGATCGTCGGGTTCGCCCCCATCAGGTCGAGGCCCGGGATCAGCTTGGGGTCGAGCCCCCGCAGGATGTCCTCGGTGTACGCGACGACCGACACCTCGCTCACGTCGATCGCCCCCTCCTGCAGCACGCCCCCGTGCCACGGGGCATAGCGCATGTTCTCCTTCACGAGAGGCGTCGGCAAGAGCTCGATCCGCTGCTTGAGCACCTCGTACCCCTCGCCAGTCTCCGTCCCCTCCCACCGGGTCCACGTCAGGAAGACCCGGTACGGCCGGACGCCGAAGGTCGTGTTGAGCTGGCGCAGGTTGTCTGCGACCGGGGCGAGCCGGCTGGCGAGGCTCCTGCCCGCCTGCCCGGGCGCGAGGGGCCGGATCGCGCGCGAGCGCCGGTAGCCGGTGGGCGCGACGCACTCGGCGCGCGGCCGGCCGCACCCGCAGTCGCAGGCGTCGCTCTCCGCGGGCGGCAGCTCGGGCGCGTCCGGGCACCGCCCCGCACACCCCTCCCGGCCGCACCACTGGCACGCCACGGCGCTACCTCGCGCCGTCCTTCACCATCGGCACCGGCGCCGCGGGCAGCGCCCCGACCACGGACGAGCAGTTCGAGTTGGCGAAGTTGCTCGCGGCGTAGCCCGCGATCGCCGCCCCCGTGACGGTGAGCGCGCCTAGGCCCACCGCGACGATCGCCATGTCGGTCTTCGCGCTGCCAGGCGCGAGCCCGGCCGACACTCCGGCGAGCCCGCTCGTGGCGCCGCCCACCACGAAGTCCCCGATGACGACGCCGTTGTGGAGCTGCGCGTCCTGCTGACACATCGAGACCTGCTGCTGGTTCGCCGGGGTCACCGGCACGACCGGCGCGCTGCTGATGCACCCGCAGAGCGCCGCCACCATCATCGCCGCCACGATCCTCATCGCCCGTCTCCTATCCCGTCACCGATACGTTGACGCCGCCGCCCGCCGAGTTCCACTGCATGTACCGCTGGTCGTAGGGGTTGGCGACGCACCCCAGGAGGTTGCACAGGCTGCCCACCCAGTAGCGGTACTGCCGGACGAACTCTCGGAACGCCTTCGGGTTGACCTTGATCGATCCGACCTCGCTCGCCGCGACGTTCGGCATGTTCTCGAGGATCTGCCGCTCGTGGTCGTCGAGGATCTGCAGGTGCCGGCGGAACTCCGGCTCGCTCTGCGGCAGCAGGCGCTTCATCGCCCCCTCGACCACGAACTGCGTCTGCACGCCCGCCGGCACGCCGAGGCTGAACGTGCTTTGCTCGGCCACCCCGAGGTAGCCCGTGTGGTGCCTGCAGCGGACCTTCTCCTCCTCGGTGATCACGCCGACCTCCTTCGCCTACGCGACCTCGCCGGCCTTGGCGGGCTCGCCGTCGCGGCACTCCGCGACCAGAGGCCGCGCGATCTCCTGCAGCTCCACCCCCTGCCGCCTCAGCACGTCGAGGTCGCAGCTCGCGTCGCTCACGATCTTGCCGACTGGCAGCCGCGTCTTTCCCTGCCCCGGGTACGTGACGAGGTTCGGCGCCGCCGTCACCTTGTACTGACGCCCTGTCGCGGCCCGTGCGTCCACCGGCTGCCGCCCCATCGTCGCGGGCAGCGCGGACGCCCGGGTCTGCGTGGTCGTCACGCCGAGCGTGCCGCCCTTGAGCGGCGGCACCTCGCCCACGACGGGCTGCCCGGGCTCCGGTTGGTCGTTGATCTGCTTGGGTAGGTTCCTTGCCATCGCTTCACGCCTCCACCGCCGAGGCTACACGCGCGCAGGCGAGCACGCCACTGCGACGAGGCTCGAGCCCCGCCGACCGCACAAAGCGAAGCCCCCCGACTCCCACTCGGGGGGTCAGGGGGCTCGCGCTGCCGGGTCGACCGTCAGTCGTTCGCGCTGTAGACCTGCTTCTTCGACATCTCCTGAGACTATTTCGGGAGAGTCTCAAAAGTCAAGTCTAACCGCTGGCGAACTCACAGATGATGGCCCGCTTGTACCTCTCGGGCCCGCTCGGCGCGGTGATGTCGCTCGGCGTCGGGAAGCTCGTGCTGATGCTCCACGAGGTCGTGACGGTCTGCTGCAACTTGTCCATCGGCGCGCGCAGGATGAGCCGGATGCGCTCCGTCAGGATCTGCAGGCCGTTGTTCTGCACGTTGAACTCGCCGATCTTGCCGAGCGTGCCGGCCTCGGTCACGTACTGCGACTCGTCGAGGTACCGCTCGTAGATCGACCCCTTGCCGGTGATGAGGACGCGGCCGATCTGCACACCGCTCCCGTTGGCGACCTCGCCGCCCAGCTCGTCCGCGTAATAGCCGAGCCCGCTCGTCGCGACGAGGTTGCCGCTGTTGTACTCCTCGGGCGCCTCGTTGTTCATGATGAACATGATGCCCGAGATCGTCCCGATAAAGCCCTGCTTGTAGATCACGTGCTCGGGCAAGCTCTGGTTGAGCCGCTGGAACACGGGGTCGGCGAAGAACTGCGCGTTGCCGAGGCTCGACAGGTGCGCGTGGAAGAAGCCGTCGTCGTGCGGCTGCACGCTCGCCCGGCGCAGGAACGCGACCGCGTTGATGCACTGCTGCAGTGTGATCGAGTCGCCCGGGCCGATCGCGTCCACGCTGTCGCCCGGCGCCGAGCGCACGACGCGCGGCGCGTACGCGCTCTTGACGGTGAGCCGCACCGTCGTGGTGGCCTGCCCGGCCGAGATGGCCGTGCCGAGCGTGAGCGTGCCGGGGCCGTTCGTGTCGTCCTGGTCGTCCGGGATGTACCCGATGACGGTGTTGGAGAACGAGGCAGTGCCGGTCCCGATCGTGATCGGGAGCGGGTACGCGCTCGAGACGGTCTGCGGGGCGACGTTGCCCCCCGGGATCACGACGTCCGTGAAGCCGCTGAGGGCGGCGACGCGGACCTGCGTGGCCCCGCTCACGAGCGTGCCGATCGTCACGGTCTGCCCGCTGAGGTACGCCTGGAAGAGCGCGTTGCGGGAGACGCGGTTGACCGACTGGCCCGCCTGCAGGCCGAGCTGCTTGATGTTCCGGAGGAACATGTTGGCCGACGACGTCACGCTCGTCGGGATGTGGGTGTCGACGCTGTCGGCGTACTGCGCGAGCTGCGCGACCCACTGCTCGTACGTGACCGACTGCCCCTGCGGGTCCGTGCCCGGCGCGATCGGCTTGACCCGCGGGGTGAGCAGGCCCGGCCGGGTCTGGAACTGCTGCGTGCCGGTGTTGGCGGGCCACTCCTCGGGCATCGCCTCTACGCGGAACGCGAGGTTGGGGAACAGGCCGTCGTGGAAGGCGCGCTCGATGAGCCCCTTCTGGTTGAGCGAAAGGATGCTGCTCGGGACGCCGAGGATGATGTCAGGCATGGGGGGGTCGCTCCGGTGCTGGTCGTTGTGGGGGAGAACCGCAGGCCCTCGCGGGCGCGTTCGTCGGGGGTCACAACGTCATTTCGGAGAACCACCTGTTGCCGCCGGTGTGCCGCGTGTTCCGTCTTGGCGCTGCGCCACCCCGCCGGCTACCAGCCCTGTTGATGCGATCTCGGGGCGGGGTCTGCGCGGGGTGACAGCCCCCAAGCTACGCGCGGCCTTCCGCCCGTGTCCACTCCCCCCGCTTCACCGAAATTCGAGTTTCGGTGAAGTGTGCTTCCTCCCTACCCCCTCTCACCAGTCGTACCCCTCCCGCCGCCCCTTGACGCGGGCCTCCTGCGAGCTCAGCGCGTTCGGCGCGCTCGGCGAGTAGTTCGGCTCCGGGTGGGCGCCCGTCTGCGGCGCCGCCCGGTCCTGGCTGGCCGCCCGCACCCCGTTGGTGAGCGGCTGCACGACCGGAGCCGCCTGGTAGTCGCGCCCGAACTCCGGCGTCTCCCGCACCTGCTCGGCGAACCACGCGCCGATCTGCTCGTCGGTCATCGCGTCGATCTCGGCCTCGCTCTTCGTGCGCAGGTGGTCGCGGAACAGCTCCATCACCACCCCCTTCACCTTCGGCTTGAGGTGCTGCCCCGCGATGCCGTCGATGCGCGAGTGGGCCTGCCCGATCTCCTGCGCGTCCCGCGCGCTCGAGTACTTCTGCCGCCACTCCTCACTCTCGTTCTCGGCCTTCACGCGCAGCTCGCGCTCGCGCTCGATCTCCGACAGGCTGGCGAGGCGCTGCTCCTCGGCCTGCTTCTCGTACTGCGCGAGCTTGTCGAGCTTCGCCTTGATCTCCTCCGGGTTGTCGGTGCCGAACCGGTCGCGAAGCTCGCGCCGCGTGTGCCGCGCGAGCCGGCTGTTGAGCGCCGTCCTCGACAGCGAGAACAGCTCCGCGTCCTCGGGGATCTCGTCGCCGTCCCCCGCCAGCGTGACCACGCGCGGCCCCTGCGAGGCGCTCGGGGCACCCCCCGGCGTCCCTGCCGGCGCGGCCGGGGGTGCCGGGTTGGCCGGCGCCGGGATCACGACGTCCGGCACGGAGACGCTCACGGGCGCCTTGATCGGGGTGGTAGCGGGGTCCTGCGGGGTCGTCTGCACTACTACGGCTTCGACTGGCATCGGTTTCGCCTCCTAGACGTGAGAACGGGCAGGCAGAGGAGTCCGCCTGCCCGTCGGGTGCGCGGGTTGCTGGTGGATCAGATGAACGCGCTGGTCGCCTCGAGCAGCGCGTTGATGTCGACCGGGTCGACCACGCCGAGCTTGAGCCGCACGCTCGTCGCGGCGTCCGCGCTGTCGAGCAGCACGTGGGTCTTGGCGAGGTCGAAGCACGCGGTCCCCGTCGAGGAGTTGGTCGCGGCCGGGACCGTGACGACGAGGTTCGCCGTGCTGGTGTCGGCGCGCTGCGCCTCGAGCAGCTCGCACGCCGTCCCAACGCCGGTCGGCAGCGTGACGACGCCGGTCGCGACCGGCAGCGTGACCTCGAGCACGTGGATGTGCTTGGGGATGTACAGCACGTCGACGCTCGTGAACGCGTCGGTCGGGTAGAACGCGATGTTGCCGTTGGCGCTCGGCGCGACGTAGCCGGCCGTGCCGACCGCTGCGCCCGGGGGCTGCGGGATGAGCTGACGGGTTGCCCCCGTGCCGGTGCGCGCATAGCCGGCGAGCACGACCTCACACTTGGCGTCGTCCGGCAGGACGATCGAGGTATTCGACGCCGGCCCGTACGGGTCGAGCGTGAGCGCGACCGCGCGGAGCTGCGTGGGCTCCCTGCGGAGCACGTCGCCGAACAGGACGCTCTTCAGCATCGACGCGAGGCTGTTCGGGTTGGAGCGGTTGAGGGCAGCCTTGAGCGAGGTGGCGAGCGACGTGAGCGGCATGGTCGGGTTCTCCTTGGGTCCTTGTGGGTCGCCGTCGAAGCTACACCCCTCGCGCGGCGCGTGTCTTGTTTCGCGTGCTACCCCCCTAGCTCGGCCCGACGACGGTCCCCGCCGGGCCGCCGACGAAGTACTCGACCTCGCCCACCCCCTGGACCTCGAGCAGCGCGAGGTAGTGGTCGGGGTCGAACTCCACCACTTTCAGCCCGCTGACGGGCTCGACCGCTTGCACGTTGCCCGACCCGTTGTAGGTGGTGGTGCGGACCAGCATCGGGCCGTCCGTCCACAGGTAGAGGAACGCGCCCTGCAGCACCGGGCCGCCAGGGCCGACCCCCGGGAGCGGCACGAACGAGCCGCCGCTCGCCACCGTCATCCGCATGTCGCCGGTCGCGGAGCCGAGCCACTTCGGCGCTGGGCTCGTCTGGTAGGGGATGTTGCTCGACCCCCCCGGCGACTCGTCGTCCGAGACGTCGGCCGGGCCGCAGTTCAGCGTGCCCGAGAAGTCGAGCTTGATTCCCATCTCAGCGCAGGTTCTTGAACGGGAGCGGGGCCTTCACGCCCTCGACGGCGCCGGACTGCCCGGACTGCCCGCTCGGGTCGGCCAGCAGCACCTTACCCCCGCTCGGGATCTCGCCCGGGCTCGGCACGACCTCGGGCCGGGCCTCGGTCTGCGGCCGGTCCTGCGGCATCGCCGCGCCGTCGCCGCCGGACTTCACGGTCGGCAGCCCGTCCTTCGTCGCGAAGGGGGGGGCCGCGGGGTCGGAGGAGGGGAGACCGTTCTGCATCGCCATGGGGGAACCTCGTTGTCTTTCGTGTGCGGGAGCTTCGCGCACCGTCCCGTCAGCGCAGGGATCGGTACGGCTTGGCGGCGTCGTCGGGGCCGCCCGCGGGCGGCCACTTGATCGTCGGGGAGTGTGCGACCCCGTCCGAGCCTTGCTGGCTCGGCGTCGGGAGCGGCTGCGGGGGCCACACGGGCGGCGGCGGCGCGGCCGTCTCATCGGCGGGCAAGGCGAACGGTCGCGCGGGCTGGGGCATCGGGCACTCCTGCACCGAAACTCGAGGTTCGGTGACCTCCCAAGGCGTAACAGGCGCGAGGAGGATGCGCAACTTCCCCCCGGCGCGGCATAAGGAGGGTCGGAGGAACCATCACCATGCTGACCATGCACCCCGTCGCGTCCTCGAACATTGCCGAGATCGGCTACGACCCCGACACCAAGCAGGCGCGCGTGCGCTTCACCAACGGCGGGCTCTATGCCTACAACGGCGTCTCGCTGCAGGACTTCGAGAAGCTCCGCACCGCCCCGAGCGTCGGCCGGTACTTCGCCAACTCGTTCAAGAGCGCGTTCAAGAGCGAGAAGCTCGAGGCCCCCACGACGACGGCGGACGATCAGAAGCGGCGCAAGGCCGACATCGAGGCGTTCTACGCGCTGCGCGACACCGTGGTGAACGCCGCGATCCAAGCGGTCGACCGACCCTCGACCGCGAATGCGGACCTTCAGGAAGCCGGCGAAACTCGCTACGACGCCCTCTGCCGCGCAGTGAGCGCGTACCGCAGCCACCCGCTGTACGCCCACAAGGGGCCGGACGGCTAGTCGATCTCCCCGAACCCCCCGACCGTGCTCATGAGCGGCCGGCCCGGCATCTCGCCCTTGTGCCGCTCGCGCGCCCACGCCTCCTCGACCTCGTCGTCGGTGCGTGGGCGCAGCTCATCGGGCAGCGGCCAGCGCGCCCGGTGAGGCACGAGCGCGCTGCGGTCGTTCGGCCGGTTCGCCGGGTGCGGGTAGAGCCAAGTCTCCCCGCTCGCCGCGACGAACTCGAAGTCCTCCTCGGGCCGGCGCACCTGCCCTGAGCCGTTGTACGAGTCCCACGCGGTCCGGTCGTCGAACGTCTCGCTGATGATCTTGAGCATGCCGTCGAGCCGCTTGCCGGCTTCGACGATCGAGTGGTGCGCGGCCGCCCCGTACGCAGTCGCGATCTCCGTGCGGACGATCCGGTGCGCCCAGAACGCCGGTGCCCCCTGCAGGAACGGCGACTCGCGCGTGATGTCGCCCCTCATCTCGATCCACGACCTCTTCGCGACGAGCCCACGCTGCAGCACCTTCTCGAAGTGCCCGATCGTCTCGAGCCCGTAGCGCCCGAGGATGCCCGCCTTCGCCTTCCGAGCCTTGCGCCCCCTCCGGTCGACCCCGTGTGCGAGCCGGCTCAGGAGCGAGGAGTGCGTCCCCCGGGCCGCGCTCTCCAGCATGGCAGCGGGGCGCAGCGCGATCGGCTGCTCGCCCACCCCTCGGTACGCCCGGTCGGCCGCCGCCAGGTAGTCGACGACGTGTTGCGCGCTCGCGCCCGCGGCATTCCCCCCCTGCTCGGCCACGGCGCTGCGGAGCCCCGGCACCGTCACGGTCGCCAGCACGTGCCGCACCTGCGCGAGCGTCGCCCGGAGCTGCACGACCGTGAAACTGTCCTCGCCAAGCGCCGGGGCGATCTGCCGGATGCGCGCCTCCAGATCGGCTGCGCTCCTGCGCAGGAGGTCGTTGGTCGCGCGGGCTCCCGCGGCGTGCGCGAGGTCGAGCGCGGCGTCGCGGCTCGCGCTCAGCGCCGCCAGCGCGGCCTTCCCGGCTTGCTCGTTCGCCATGCCTCCATCCTACCTCACCGAAACTCGAGTTTCGCTCACGCCGGCGGGAACCCCCCCGGCTTGGGAGGGGGCGGTGGCGCCGGGGGAGCACCGCCAGGTGGCTTGGGAGGGCTGCCGAACGGGGGAGCTGTCCCGCCGCCAGGAGGGCCGCCGCTGCCCGCCGGGCTCGTGCCGACCTTGCCAAGCCCCGCGTTCGCCGCCTTCGCGATCGGCGCCGCGTACTTCGCCTGATACGCCGCCAGGCTGAGGTGACCATCGGGCAGCGACATCGGGTCGAGCCCGAGCGAGTGCCGCGCCTCGTTCACCGTGATGATGGCGCTCGCGCTCGTCGGCGTCATCGGGAGCGGCGTGGGCTCGCCCACGTCCGGCGCCGGGGGCGGCGCCGCGGGGGCCGGCGGCGGCGTGACGACCGGGGGAGG